GAACAATAAGACTTTCACCAGTATTAGGAATAACAATTTGAGTAGGTATACCAATAGTAAAATTTGTATTATTTTGTATATTGACAACATCATCTTGTGAAGCAATCATGGTTCCAGGAAACTGTGCGTACATATTATCTATAATATCCTTTAAATCATCATACACTGAACCAGTAACAGGGGAGCTACTTGAAACATCTTCTATTTTTAAAGCTTTTGCAATAATGCCCCTATTAGTACTATTATCAATAATAGATACACTATCCGATCCTGCCATAATTAATGAAAATTGTGCATAATACTGTCTTGTCAATGTTGCAGTTTTATATTGAATAGTTAAAACAACACTATTTACAATATCAGTACTAACTACTTTTAAATATAATTTGTATAAGCCTGTACTTTGTTTTACCGCTTTGTAGTAATTTGGTGAAAAAGTTGATGAACTTGTCGCTGGGGTAGTCATTGCTTCATCATCATATAAAGCAATCGAATTGCTGCCAGAATTTACAAATCTTGTCTGTATTGCCAATTCATTACTATCTGGATCAGTCAATACACCCAGGATGCTTGTTAGACTAAATGCAAATGGCACTACTTTGTTACTTGTTGCAGGTATAGTAACAATTGGTGGAACATTACTATGTAAAAATAAATCATCAATAGTTGCCCCTTCTATTGTTAAAATGTTTACATCTTCTTTACCGACATAAAATTCAACACTTGTATCTAAATAAGCCTTTGTTGTTGTTGCGTCAATTATACTTATATAAATTGGATAATCTACATTTAAACTTGTAAACGCAGACTTTGCTATTGTAATTTTATGACCACTTGTATTGACTGCATTAATTCTACCAACTGTTAATTTACCACTAGTTAAATCTGCATCAGCCCATGCACTGCTATTCCAATAACTGCATTTTACATCACTGGTAGAAAGAATATCAGTTGTTACATATTCGTCAGTATCAGGATTTACTAAAGGGAACACTGCAACTAATGGATCAATTGTACCTGTTCGTTTAAATTCCATAATTTAATTTCCTTTTTTTTTATGTTAATAATAAATTACATACCTCTTGCTTTACCACGTTCAATACCACGTAAGTGAGTACGTCTAAGACTTCTTAATGTTGAAAAGGCTATTGCTTCCCAGTATACAACAGTCGAAATATAAGCAATTCCTCTTTGTAATTCAATTGAATTAACATAGGAAGCAATTTCTAAAACACCAGTTACACCCATGTCACCATAATTTACATTGGTATCATTAACAGTCAACCAACATAAATTTTGATGTGTTAAATTTAAAAATAATTTAGATGTATAGATAGCTGTTGCTAATGTTACTGTTGTATTTTGTGTTGAATATGTTTCATACCCTCTTTCAATTGACCATTTATTAGTATAAATTATATATAAATTGTGTGTACTTGATACAGAAGTAAAAGAATAAAATCTAAATGTATTAGTATTATATAATCTGCCAGATCTTAATTTACTTAATCCCATAATGCTTGTATAATAATTAGATAACATACACATTGTTTTATTAGTTGTAACACTTGTTGATAATGTATAATCATACGTAGATTGGCTTGTTATAGTAACATCATACCTATCAACTGTTAAATCAGGACATTCAACAATCTGGTAATATGCAGTCATGGTACCAGCACTCAACCTGCCTTTAAGATTTAATACATTATTTGACCCATTATTATACACTCTATGCAAAATACATAAATAACTTGCATCATTTGCAGTCCATACACGATCACCTTTCATTGTAACAATAGAAAATGTTTTATTAGCTGTATAACTTGATAGAATAATCTCTTTGTCTGTACTATCAAGTACAGTATTCCCATAAGTTACTGTTGCATTTTTAAACCAAAAAATTTGATAATTAACAGTTAACGATTGATCAGTATGCCTTACTCTACTTATTGTCAATGTTGCACCATCTGAAGACAATTCTGCAACAAAATGATAATTGCTTGCATTTACTGTACTTGTAGTTTCATCCGATAAATTTTTTATTTTTAATGTTACCATTGATTGACTTTTTTTTACTACTATTGGTAATGTTATTGCTTTACTATTTTCAGTAGTACTAAAAGTATAAGATCCTTTTATCAATTTTCTTAATAATGACATAATTTGTTCAATCCATGAAAACATTAATGATTTCTTTTACTTTACTTCTGAACCCATTTATTTTTCTTGTATCACTGGAAGGAAAAATCCATTTTCCAGCGAATGTAGTTGTAAATTCTTTTAAACATACACCATTAACAAATACTAATTTGTATAAAAATTTATATACAGGATTTTCACATTCAACAAATCTAGTTGCGTTGAATGTATTTTCAACTGTAATACCATCACTTTTTAATATTTTAAAATTTATTGTAGCTTTATCAATCCCATTATTTTTTATTTTTGCTTTATCAGATATTGCAATGATATACTGCATATTATCTTCTGGAGCAAAAGACACTCCAATTATTTCATCAATATCCCAAAGTAAAATAAATTCATCAGTATTCATTATCCTATGTGCATCTATAGAAGTATCATCTATATGAAAAGTTTTTATTTCAGCAAGTGGTATATTATATTTTTTTGAAATAGCTTTTTTATATTCTACTTTATTAAATGGTATACTTGATAAACCTGTATGTTCAATAAAACTATGTGTTCTTATATTTCCTGCAATTAACATTTTTAAACCTCCTCAATAATTATACGTGATAAATCAAAAGTTGCAATTCTATCATAAGACACGCTTAATGGTGTTGTAACATAAGAAGGAGTATCACCTGAATTCAACGAAGCAAATATTTTAACAATAATTGTTTCAATACCTACAACTCCTGTAAATAGTGGTGCAGTAAACCTTTGTGGTATTATATCAAGACCAACTGTAAATATATTTCCATATTCAAGAACAATATCTTTCATAGTATCTTCACCATTAACAGGAAAAATTTCCTCATTATATTTTGTATATTCAACTTTAACCCATACATAAAAAGGTACTGGTCTCGAAAAAAATATTCTTTCTTTATCACCATTAGAGTCTATTATATCAAAATAGGTTTTACCATAAGTCTGTATACCACCACCTTTAACCTCCCATAATTTATTACAAATATCAATTGGATCACCACCTTCAATGAATATACTTATACTATGTGGTGGTAAACCGTCAACTACACTTGACTCTCTATTTTCATACCCCTTTACAGAAGTGACACCAACAACATCATTTTGAACCCTCGATACAATAGCATTTAAATTACCACCACCAACATTTTGTAAAGAATTTTTCCTTCTTAATCTTAAATCAGTATCGGATTCTGTTGTTCTTCCAAGAATACCTTCCTCAAAATTATTTATTTCTTCTAACCCGCTTACAGGTGTTATAACTTCTGTTATACTATAGAGTGGTGAATAGATTGAGTCTTTTATTATTGATAAAAATTTAGCAGGCATCCAAAAATATAAATTTTCACTTACATTTGTATAAAATACTCCTCCAGTACTCCCTACACATTTTATTATTTTATCATCTAAATTTGTTACATCAATAAATTTACTTATGTCATTATTTATTTCATCAATTAACCCATTTATTATTTCACTTTCACTTGTGCTAATGCTTGAAGTAAATGAATAGGTGACTTCATCAAATTGTATAGTATACTCAGTCTCATTTTCTACTGTTGCAACAGTTATATACATCTTTAATTGATCTACATTTGAAAGCGTATAATTAGAATAAGCATAATAAATATTCCCATTTGTATCTATAATTTGTGTATCTTGTGGGATTAATGTGTTTAAATCTCCACGTAACGCTATATTCACTTGTGAAGAAATTGCTGCTAATCTTACAATTGCATTTAATTCACATAGATAATCTAAATGTATATTTCCCGCTTCGCTTGGATGTTGCTGTTGGTAAATATCTTCAAGTATCTCCCAAATATCAATTGCTGGTTTACTAAACACACCATTTAATTGACTAAAAACACTATCACTTTTTAAATTTATATCATTACCAAATTTGATTTTTTCATCATCTTCAATATCACTAATAATTTCAGGCATTCTTTTTATATTAAATCCCTGTTCTGTTAATCCATACGTTGGTACATGACTCATAAAATTACCTCATTAAATACTATTTCACCATAAGTAGATAATAATATAAAATTTAAATATATTTTTCTTTCAATTAATTCTAATTTAAAATTTTGCAATTGTATACTTGCTTCTTCTTCCATTATTGTAACTTTAAATATATTATTTATTAAATTTATATCATAATTTTTTATAAATATAGATCCATAAAAATCAATTCCCTTATCCTGGTCTAAAAACCATTCTTGATAAAAAAATTGAAATTTAATTTTAAGTCTTTGTATAAATTGCTCTTTATCAGTGGCAATTGTTAAATCTTTCATATTAGTTAAATAAATATCATTATTATTTAAAGCTAAATCTAACATATTTATTCAGCCTGCACTTTACTTGTTAATTGTAAATTTGTCATTAGCACCACTGGAGGGGTACTCGGTGAACCCGGGCTTGCACAAATATGCGTATGCGCATTATATAAAGTCATAAAAGCCTCATTTACTAATTTTTGGAATACGGATGCACCCATTTCTATATTTCCATTTTGTTTTATTGTAATTCTGGAAGTTTTATATTTAATATTTAAATCATTACTTTTTGTCCATTTTTTATTAAAAGCAGAAATAGATAAAATTGCAATTGCATCCGTGACACTAAATTTTCGAAAAGACAGCGGTGTATTTTCTTTCCCATTTATCACCCATGAATCAAGTGCCCTTTGTGAAAAAATTAAAATTACATTTTGATCTTTAAATTCACTATCTGGTAATTGTATATAACATTCATTTACACCATAAAAACTCACTGGAACATCCGTAATTGGTTTATAAGATAATTCACTATTATCTAAATATTTTTTCTTTATTAGTGGCAATACATTTGCTCTTCTTTTTTCACCATCATAGCTTAATATCTTTCCAGGCATGCATGTATGTATACCATTTAAAGAATTTTTTACTAATTGGTCAATTGCATTCTGTAATGACATTAATTTATATTTTCCAATGTTAACTCTGTTATAAAATCATCCTCAAAATTATCACCGTTATGCTTAACTTCAATAATCTTAAATATTTTATTAATCCCTATTTCATTAGATGAAACTTGTATAATATTACCATATTCAGCCTTTGGTATTAGTAAGGATCTAACTTTCCACCCAAAAATAATTTTTTCCTTTAGTTTTTCTCCTATACCTTTTTTTTGTATTTTTATTTTTTCTGGATTACCAATTAAACCAGTATTCAAATTTAAATTATATATTAGATTATTATCATTACCATTTTTATTTAGTATTTTTAATTTGCTATTTTGTATAGACCACTCTAACCCAGCATCCTTACACAATTCATCTAATATTTTTTTTGAATTACCATTTGCAACATAACCTTTATTTAAAGATTTATTTATAAAATTCATTGCACCTGTTTTTATTGATAAAGGAATTTTTAATTTTTTTGCTATATCATCTAATAATGTTTTTAAGGTTATTTTATTATTATATGAAACAGAAATTTTATTATCATTAATAAAATTCATGCCATCAATACTTTCAATATTTGTGCTTATATCAGAATCACCAAAATTATGATTTATATAATAAATGTCACCTTCAAATACTAAAATAGGTTCTATATTTTCATCTTTGTAACTAGCATATATCCTGAATACTGCTCCATTATCAGTTAGAATATTTCGAGTAGTATCGCTTAAACCAAAAATATTACATGTTGCACTATTTTTCAGAGATTTATTAATTGTAAATGTCATACGTAAATCAGTAAATTCATAGGATTTTCCTGTTTTTGTTATTATTTGAATTTTAATTATTCTATCAAATAATTCATTCATTATAAAAAACCAATTCTCTATTTCCGTTGATTAAATCTTCATACTGTATTTTAGATGTATTACCCGATTTATCAATAACCATTATATTATCAATATTATTTAATCCTATATCTACAAATTGTGAAAGTAATGATTGATTTAAAACTAATCTTCTCCCTTGCAAAATTGAGGTATTATCTCTATCATAAATTGATAAACTCCACGATCCTGATCTGCTATTCCAATTAAAATCAAGGATAAATACATTATCAGTAAATGATATTTCTTCAGTGAAAGAAGGAAAATTTTTAAATGGAATAATAGCGATCATTTTATTTACCTGTAAAAATTTTATATAATGTACTTTTTTGAGGGTTAATTTCTTTTTTAGAATTTTCACCAAGTATCTTTTTCTTAGAATTTTGTTTTTTAATATTTTTTGCTTTCCCTTTTAAATCATCTACTTTATATTCAGTAAATTCACGAGATTTAATTTTTTTTAATTCTTGAAATTCTATTGTATATGTTATAGAAAATGGTTTATGATTAAATGTAATATTTGTTATAATCATATTAGTATAAACACATAAACCAGTAACAATATTTAAAAGTACTGGAGTCATATTTTTATCAGAAATAATATTATTTTGTTTATCAACAGAATAACCAGCAAAATTTATCAATTCAATAAATGCATTATTAGAATATGTTTCTGATATTACTGTATTAGTAGTAGAGAATAAAGGTGTATCTGTTGTCAAGCCCTCTATTGTTAATTTTTTTGGTTGTTTTTTAATAAAATCAGATATTATTGAATTATCTTCAATAGGGTATTGACTCATAGTATTAGAAAAAGAATAATCAATTTTCAATGTTGCATCAATCTCAAAACTATTTAATTTAGTTTTGTTCCATTTTTTACCTAAAATTGATAACATTTTTATTCAATTTCCTTGTTAGACGCTATAATTTTGCGTGAGGTTTTTTCTAATTCTTTACTAAAATATTCTTCAGCACTCCATTTTAAATAATCAGCTTGTTGTTTGGATTTTCCTGGTGGTACTGTTATGTTTACAGTTGTATTTAAATTATTTATTCTATTTGATGCAGATGTATTATTTGCAGTTGCTAAATTAGGGACAAATGGATGGTTATACGGTTGTGCTATCGATTTTAATACATCAATCGGTAATACATTTTTTACAAATTTTGGTAAAATAGATGTTTGCCTTTCGATCCAACGAAAAAACTGATTATCTACTAAATCAAAAAATGCTTTTTTTATTGCTTCTATATTTTTCTTAAACCCGACCCAATTACCAAAACGTACATTAGCAATCATACCACCAATATTTTTAAATATTTCTTGGATATCTTTTATAATAAATTTAAATGTTTCAAATGGTGGCAACCACTTACCAATAAGGGAATCGCCACCTTTTATATAAGTATAAATGTCGTCAAATGCTAATCCAATTAAAGCTAAAATACCTGCAATTAATAATATTGTCCCATACACTGGGAGTAACTCAAGATTTATTAAAGAAATTAGCAGTGTTAGTGGTATTATTGCAAGTGTTATTGTCGTAATAACAAATATAATTGTTTTCATTATAGGTGAAATGTTTTCATTTAACCAAGAGAATACCGACAGTAAACTCGACATTATCCTTTTAAAAAATGGTAACATTTGTTTACCTATATCTGATAACATCAATGAGATTGATTCTGTAAAATTAGCCCATAAACCTCCGAGTGATGTACCTATTTTTTCAGCCATGCCACTAAACCTGCCCCCTTGTATAGTCATATTTTTAAATGCCTGCTGGACTTGGGGAAAACCAACTTTACCTTCTTCGACTAAATTTTTTATTTGTGTGGCGTCAACTTTTAAAATTTTTGCTAACTCTTCAATAATGGGTATACCTCTTCCAGTAAATTGCATAATATCCCGTGTTATTGCTCTACCTTGTGATTTCAGTGTACCATATACATAAGTCAAATCCCCTAAAGGCATACCAACACCAGAGGCAACATCACCTAACATTTGAATCTCATTTAATACCTCATCTACACTGAAACCATAAGCCACCATTTCTTTTGCGGACTTTGCCAATGATACAAAACTAAATATCGGTGAAGCTATTGCAACTTTTTTAATGTCATCCATTAAATTATCTGCTTTTTCTTGACTCTTTAATAATACTGAAAAAGCTATATTGAGCTGTTCAACTTGTGAAGTAACAGATAATAAATTTGTAACCATCCCTTTTGCAGCGTACGTGGAAAAAAATCCACCAACAGCTAAATTTAATTTTTGAGACAAACCTTGTAAACGTGTAAAATGTCCTTCTGCTTTATTAGCTCCAGAATTGTCAACCTGAAAACCAATTTTATTTACTAAGTCTCTTACTATTCCACCTATAGCCATTATTATTTATCCAATTTTTTTAATGCATCATTTTGCATCTTAATTTGTAAATCTAATAATTTATTTAATTTTATTACATCATCTAATGAATAAATTGTACTCAACTCTGTCATTGTTGCCTTACCTTCGACTATTAATCTCCAATAAATTAACTCATTTTTAAATGTATCAGGAAAATCTTTAAAATAATTTTCTATTTCAGTACTTTGGCTTTTTCGACTCCTTTCGCTATTGCTATTTTTAGTAGTTCCAAAAAATCTTTAAAATTTACCTCTATGATCCATTTTAAAATATTAAATAATAAAGAAAGATCATTTGAAGAAAATGTCACATTTAAAATTTTTGTGTCTTTTATTTCTATACTATTTATTTTTGAATATTGTAATAATTGCAATATTAATTTAATAATATCAGGTGAATTAAAATTATTTTTAAATATATTGGTAATAATATCTATATGATTACCGTCCAGGTTGTCAGCAATACTCATTAATGATACAACATTACTAATTAATTTATTTGATATGTCGATAGCTTCTGTTGCTGGAAATGTTGTAACAACAACAATTATTTTATTATTATCACAATCAACAAATTCTTTATCAAACGTTTTTAATCCCATAATTTATTATACTCCAAATTGAAAATGTCCACCAACAATAATATCAAGGTCTGCACAGAGAACTGTCCATTCTCTATTTTCAAGCTCTTTACTATATGTGAGAACAGGTGGCTTTGCAATCATACAAGAAGAGGCTTTTACTAATGATGTACCTAAAAGATCTTTTATCAAAATTGGAAAAGGCCGCCCTCCTGGCGTTGACATATCTATTAGCATAAACCCCGATAAAAGATCATTACAGGGAGAACCCTGTGATAGAGTCAATGTAACTTTACCTGTATAATCATTATTTCTAATTCGTGTTGTGAATGCATCTGTTCCTGATACTAAAGACCAAAAATCATTTGTATATTCAGCAGTAACCTTTTGTCCATCTGCAAAAGCAAACATAGGTACTCCATTAATTATAACAGAAACAAGAGCAGGATCATACGTCCCCATTGTACCTTTAATCATAATATTTTTCTCCTTTACTTATAAAAATTATTAATAATCTCATACTATGCAATTATAAAACCATTAATTTCCATTGTATGAATTGAATTATTATACCATGCAGTAAACTTTACATTTTTTAAAACACGTCCTGAAATATCTACCTGTGGGATATCTTTTAATTTTGGTACAATAATATTATACCCACCTATCTGCACTTTATCATCATCTTGACTAAATGGAGTAATGGCACCCACAGCCTGTTCAAGTTTTAACACCTGATCCAAAACAGATTCTATTTGTGAAATTCCACCATCTGTATATGATAATTTTGGTACACTCACAAGTAATCCATATTCATTTTTCTTAATCTGTGTTTCTAACCAGTCAAGCCAAATTATTAAATCAATGTATGTTCCTGTACCTACTTTACTATCAAAAATAATATTCTTTTCCCCTATTTCTTCATTTGTTGAGCAATATTTATCATGTACATTTTTTGCCTGTGTAGGTGTAATTGTATCCACACTACTGCCAAGTATTGTTTTATGGCAAAGTGTATAAGTGCCCGGTCTCTGAACTACTGCAACAGCTAACGCACCCGCATCAACATAGTCTGTTAATGCATCTTCATGATAAATACACATTGCTCTATTAATAGAATTGTCTTTTAAATAAGCTGCTAACGAACTATCATCCGTGCCTTCAACTTCATCAAGTAGATCATTTGTTGTTTCTGTTAAATTCCCTGATGTTGCAAAAATTGCAGCACGTCTATTCGACTGAACCCAATCAGCAACATCTTCTTGATCTGTTTGTGTTCTTGTTGCGCAGATGACACCATAAAAATTTGGATTTTCAAGTACTATCGCATTAAGTGCTTCTGTAAAATCGGAATCTTCCGTATCAACCCTACCTATTGCAAAATATGTTGGTCTTGGGGATTGACTTGCAATAGCACTTGCAGCTAAATATTCAGGATCCTCAGCTCCATTTGTTAATTCAGTTGCCAAAGTTGCAAGATCATCTGTTGAATATAATTTAAACCTATTAGTTATTTTTGAATTTTCACCTACAATTAAAATTATACTATAACTATCTTTACTTGGTGGAGTAGTTGAAGCTGTTATAATCACCTTTACAATATCACTTAAATTTGTTCCCATTTTTAATTCTCCTTATGTTTAATTAATTTACTGGTATTGTTACTGTATATTCAGAAATATTATTATTATTATTTATATCTTGTGTATTTTCAATACTATCTATAGCACCCAAATCAATTCCATTATCTGGTTGTAAAGTAGTTGCTAAATAAAATTCAAGATCCATCACAGCAAACTCATTAAATTCAGTATCTATTAAATCACCATTATTATTTATTAATAATAAACTTTTAAATGTTAATCCAACAGACATTAATAAATTTCTGTATACAGGTATTAATCTAGAATGGTATAATGAGTCTAAATTATCAATCCCATATCTACCATAATATTTTATACTTATTGACAAAATTCGCTGGCCTACAGATTTATATAATGTGCTATTTTCTTTTAAATATAAAAAATCCTCACCAATTGGTCTGAATGATAAATGACTAATTGTAAAATAAGGCAATAGCTCACTGGGGGAATCTTCTTTTTCCCAGATTACTTTTTTCCCAGTGAACCCGTGTACCCAATCATATAAAATATCTTCAATTGCTTTCATAATTTTTTAATATGGTGAAGAATACGCTGTTAAATAATCAACCTTTTTCTCTGTTCCAATAATTTCATCTGATTCATTATATCCTGTTAACTCAATGGTATAATAACCAACAGATACCAAAGTAAATATAAAATCAGTTAAATCTGCTTTATCTTCTGTAATTATGTTCCCTGATACCCCCGCATCAAAATTAAATACAGCATTAAACCCTTCAATTACATCTTCAATAATAATTAAATCATACGGGTTTACAACAGATTCACCTTCTATCAGTGCACGTACATTTCCAACATTATAAAAACTAATTTGATAACTGACATCCATTGAGAAATTAGCATTATAATTTGTAAATAATATATAATTTTCAGGTGTAACTACAATTGAAAAATCAGAATCACCAATAACATTAAGTAATCCATGCACAATTTCATCAACTGTTGCATCGATACCTGTTGTATATGCATAAGTGGTAGGATTCAAATTATCAGAATCACTTATTGTTATACTATATTCTGTTTCATCTTCTACTAATGATATTACCAAAAGACAAGTATTTATATCTATTGGTGATATAATGACATCCTCCATAAAAGCATGTAAAGTATCATCACCATCTGATTTTATCTTGCTCCCTTTTGGAACAACAGTATTTTTTGCACCACTTAAATATACCTGTGTTACTGTTGGACTTGTAACCAACCAAGTATATTTTGTAATAATATCAGATAGATTACTCAATGTAACAATACCATCTGTAAATGTAAGATCAATTGCAAACTCTTCTGGTGATTTTTTATCAAAGTCAATAATAATATCTACTGGTTTAGCAGGTTCAGCAATATCTAATTTTATCACTATGTAATTATAATAGGATACTATATTATTTTGCCATTGTTCTCTTTTGTAAACTTCATAGCGTTCATTGAATAATATTACAATATCAGGATTTTTATCTGATAAAACACAATTCATTAATTTATCAGTATATAAATTATAACTTTTACTTGACCGTCTTCCCTGTGGTAGACTTTCTAATTGGTCACCTTTCAACGGCTGCACACTGGAAAAAAAATTAAATAAAATTTCTTCACCTTCTTCCCAACGTCCTTTTACATAACTTCCAGGATTTTTTGTGTATCCTGTTAATTCTTGACGAAATAACATTTATTTATTTTCTCCGTGAATACTAAAAGTTATTAAGTTTCTCATTATACTTGTATCAATTAAAGGGGCACTACTCCCTTTTTTTATAACTGTTGCTAATGATAATAAAGGTGTTATTCTTGGGAAATATTTTTTAATACTATCTACACCAAATTGTCCAATGGTAGAGAGACTTATACGTTTTGTTAATTTACCATCTATATATTTATTATAAATATCCTTAACAAAATTTTCAATGTTTAATCTATCAATATCAAAAGATTTTCGTATAAATGAACGTTCAGGTATTTTTATTTTATGTGGTTTTGTAAATAAAACATTATTAATATTTGCTGCTTTTTTTAAACTTATAAAAATTATTCGACCTTTTCCAAACCCGCGTCTTTTTATTTTATATGGTGTACCTCCAGGGTGCTTTATATTTGCACCAAATTCATGTACAGAAGCTAATTGTACCATTGTAAAGTCAGATTTTCTATGAGATTTATGAGTTTCATTCTTTTCAAAAGGATAACCAACTTTAACAAAACAACCTTCTAATTTTTTAATATTATTAATAGCTTTTGTATATCCTTTATCTTTTATTATAGTTTGATTCATTGTTAAACCATTCTATTTCGTATAGTAATATAATTACTTTTTATTAAATCTATTAATTCTAATCCAAAAGATGTAGTTACCAAATCAACATATTTGAGATGTAATTGTTCATTACTTGCACCACCTGAAAAACTTATTCCTAATTGTCCTTCATGTTTTTCAGAAACACTGCCAGAATTACCAAATCCTGAATGTATATCAAGGTTACCACCTTGCATTGATTCTTTTGTCAACCAGTGCATTACTCTTAATGCAACAGCTAAATTAAAAAACTCCCCAAATTCATTACTTGTTAAAAGTGAAGCTAATTCTATTAATTTGCTTAACCTTGTACTTGCAATAAATTGAGGAGTACGAATTTCAATAATTTCTATTATTGATAACATATTATTTTTTCTTTTTATTTTTTGGTAACTCTACTTCATCCTTAAATAAATTAATATCAATATTAGGTTCAATATTATCTGACTCATTATTAATTATTTCTATTTGTCCAGGAACAACACTATTTATTGATGCCAAATAATGACTATTTTTAAAATAGTCCAAAGCCTCCTTTGCTGTTCTTTTTATTTTACCATCCTTATCAAGTATATCTTCAAAATTTATACTGTTGTCACCAGGAATTATACAATTATTTTCAATATAAGTAACTCTTTTTAATTTACTTCTAACAATTATTTTTAT